ATGGCTATAAAGGCCAAAGTTTACAGCTACTTGCGGTTCAGCGACCCGAAGCAGGCCGCCGGCAGCAGCGCCGATCGACAAATGGAATATGCGAAACGCTGGGCGGCCGAGCGCGGCATGACGCTGGACTCAGAGCTTTCAATGCAGGACGCAGGACTATCGGCCTATCACCAGCGCCACGTCACACGTGGCGCCCTAGGCTTGTTCCTGCAGGCGATCGATGAAGCGCGGATCCCTGCAGGATCCGTGTTGGTGGTCGAAGGGCTGGACCGCCTCAGCCGCGCGGAGCCTATCCAAGCTCAAGCGCAACTAGCGCAGATCATCAACGCCGGCATCACCGTCGTAACCGCTAGCGACGGACGAGAGTACAACCGCGAGGGACTCAAGGCCCAGCCGATGGATCTGGTGTACAGCCTCCTGGTCATGATCCGTGCCCACGAGGAATCAGATACCAAAAGCAAACGGGTGCGAGCAGCGATTCATCGGCAGTGCCAGGGCTGGATAGCCGGCACGTGGCACGGACTCGTGCGCAACGGCAAAGATCCGCATTGGCTCCGCTTAGTGGGCCAAGCCTTTGAAATTGTGCCGGAGCGCGGGGAAGCGGTGCGCACTGCAGTAAGCATGTTCCGAGAGGGGCACGGTGCTGTTCGGATCATGAGAACCCTGGCTGAAAGGGGTTTGCAGATCACAAACGGCGGCAACCCTTCCCAGCAGCTATACCGAATCGTAAGAAATAGAGCCTTGATCGGGGAAAAGGTGCTGGAGGTCGACGGGCAGGAGTACCGACTGGCTGGCTACTACCCTCCCCTGCTTTCACCTGCAGAGTTTGCCGACCTGCAGCACCTGACGGCACAACGTTCACGTCGTAAGGGCACCGGTGAAATTCCTGGACTTATCACCGGGATGCGGATTGCATTCTGCGGGTACTGCGGGGCAGCGATGGTGTCTCAGAATTTGATGACCCGTGGCCGCCGGGAGGATGGACGCCCCCAGAACGGACACCGGCGCCTGATCTGCGTGAGTAACTCTCAGGGAGGAGGCTGCCCGGTCGCCGGCAGCTGTAGCGTAGTCCCGATAGAGCATGCCCTGGTGACGTTCTGCGCAGACCAAATGAATCTGTCTAGGCTTCTCGATTCCGGGAATCGCGCCGACGGTATTGCCGGCCAGCTGACTATCGCTCGTGTACAGGTCTCGGATACTACGGCCCGCATTGATAAGATCACCGATGCCCTGCTGGCTTCCGATGCTAGTCAGGCCCCGGCCGCATTCTTGCGCCGCGCCCGTGAGCTTGAGTTCGAGTTGGCAGAGCAGCAGAGGCGGTTGGAAGCACTGGAGCACGAGCTGGCAGCTGTCGCCCTATCCCCAGAACCAGCCGCCGCAAAGGCGTGGGCAGGCCTAGTCGAAGGAGTCGAGGCACTTGACCATGACGCGCGCATCAAGGCCCGCCAACTGGTAGCCGACACTTTCGACCGAATCGTGGTGTTCCATCGAGGCAGAAAGCCCGAACAATCGCGGTCGTGGAAAGGCACCATCGACCTCTTGCTCATGGCGAAGCGTGGCGGCGCCCGACTACTGCACATTGATCGGCAAACCGGAGGTTGGAAGGCCGGCGAGGAGATTGACACGGTACAAATCCCGCTGCCTCCTGTCGTCGCGGAGGCTACGTCCCAGAGTGAGGCCCCCCTTGGGTCGGTGTCACGCTGAGCGATGCTGAACTCCGCTCCGGCCATCATACGTCAGGCATAGTGGTCTGAGACGCGCTACTGCTGTCAATGCCGTTGCATTCCAAGCGCGCTTATTCTCGCGGGTATTGGGCGTTAGTGAGCAGTAAATCACCTGGCCATTTCCATCAGCACATATTGGAACGCGACGACGATGTAGCCGAGGATTGCTGCTAGCAAACCACCCCATGCGCTCCTACGAGGCCCATATTTCAGCCCCACAATGCCCATGCAGATCGAGAGCGCAAACATCACCGCGAATTTTAAGATGTAGCCGGACGACGGCAGCAGGTACGCCAGCGCCAACCCGACAACCAAGCTACCTATGGCACCGTATTTGATCGCGCGTCCCACATGCCTCCGAATCCTGCGGGTCCAACCCAGCAGCACCAGGCCGAACACGATAAACCAGGATACAAGTGCCAACTGGCCCGCAACGACGTCAAACGAAGACGCAACCATTAGCACGGCCCGATGGAAGCAGAATTGTTGAATCCGACTGGAGCCATGCCTGGCTCCAGTCGGTACCTATGTCACTCAGTTGGTCAATACCGCCGTCAGAGTTGTTGAAAACGCATTAGCGCCCTTTACAAGAACATAATAGGTCCCAGGGGCAGGTGTCACAAACCGAACCGTTTCGGAATTGCCTGGCCGCGTCGACTTCTGTTGGTAGTCCGTTGGCGTTGGCCGCGTGGATTGACTAGCGTAGACAGAGACATCGCCAGTTCCACCGAAGGTGATGAAGCTAAGCGTTTTGGTACCAGCGGGCACGATCATCCGGTACAGCTTCGACTCGCCTTCCACGCCTGCCAAGGCGACCCTCTGGTTGTTGGTCAGCAGAGGAATGCTGTCCACCACGTCTAAGGTTGCAGAAGCCGTATTGGAGATCTTTGCGTCAGCCTTGCTGGTGGCCGAAACGGTCACCTCCACGCTGCTCCCCTCCGGAGTAGTGGCAGGAACCTGCGCGGCAACGTCGAACGTCGCCTCGCCTCCAGCAGCGACCGCGATCTCGCTCACGCTGACCGCAGCGGTGACATTGCTGGTTGCGCTGGATGAGAGGGCAAAGGTCGCGGCCGCACCACGATTCTTGATCCTGAACGGGACTTTGGTGACCTCGCCCCGCACCGCGTCCTGCGACAGGACCTCCACCGTTTCCAGCTCGATGGACTGCCCCTTGAACAGGGTGGGGTGGACGCGGGTAAACCGCGTTCCCGTACTATCCAGGCCCGTTGCGACCAGCCGGAAAGGAACATTGGGCGGGGAGATCAGCCCCATGACGGCAGACCGGTCCCCGTCGTGCACAAAGTTGCTGGTGAGCGAAACCGCGCCGAGATCGCTACCGGACTCGTTGATCAGGTTCCAGGTAACGCCATTGGTAGCACCTACGAGCTTGGCCTCTGCTAGGGCGTTTTCCCCCGCACGCGGTTGGCCCGCGATCGGACTATAGCCGCCGTGGATATCTCCGCTGCCCTGAACAAATCCAAACTTCAGAAGCTCCACGTTGCTTTTACCGGAAGCCGCCAGCTCATATGGCCCGGAGCCGGAGACATGCACCCGCCAAATTCCTGGCTCGGGCGCTTGCTGGACTGCGATCGTGCCCGATTCGATGGCGTTGATGGAAGCGCCAACATCTGTTGCCTGCAGCAACGCGCCGTTGGGCTTACGGATCTGGACCGCGTATGACGCGCCTGAGTTATTGGCCGGTGTGGTCACGCTGATCGACAGGACACGCATGCCCGAATCGACCGCGATCTCCGTCCCTGGGCTGCTGGTGGCCGCCACTCCGGTCTTGATGGCAATCGACTGCAAGCCGCTTCCCAAGCGCGATACGATCAACGGGGCGGTGCGTGGCATCTGAGAGGGCGTCAACCGGAAAACCTGCCCACCCGTTTCGTTGGCGACTCGGATGTAGGACGGATCTATGGGGGAGCAGCTTCCGGTCAACGCGTAGGTCACCTTGATACCCTTAGCCCGAGCGACCGCGATCGCTTCGCTCTGCTTCTGCTGATCCTTGGATGTGGCATCGGTGAACACGTACAACTGCGACATCGGCGACGATGCGTTCAAGGCGGCAAGCAGGCCGGTGTTGGTCAGTTCGGGGCAATCCGTTCCGCCACCATGCAGCGAGATGGACCGCAGCGCGCCGAGAAGCTCCTGGGGATCGCTGGTGAACACGGGGGCGTCGACGTAGGGGTCGCCAAACGTCGTCAGAACATAGCTATCAGGGGCGAGATCGGAGTCCTGTTGGACATCGGCGATGATTTTTTCGACCGTGGAGGTGACGCCAGCAATGCTCGGGCTCATGCTGGTGGTGGTATCGATCAAGAAGCCCAGCGAGCCTTTCACGTCAAACAAAGCTGCAAGCGCGCGGTCGTTCCCGGCCAGATCGGCCACCAGATTCTTCAAGAATACTTTGCTTGCTTCCACCGCTAGGCGGCGCGCTTCGGGGTGATTAGGGTTCATGGCGACCCCTTCCTCAGCCGCGCCGGCGGCATCGAGATCCTTGTTGATGCCCTGGCAGGTAGGCGTGTAGTTACCGTGGAAGCACTTGTTCTTGGGCATGAGGTCAGTCCTGCAACCTCGTGCACCCGGAAAGCCCGGCAGGAAGTCCGTGAGTTCCCCAACGAAGTAAGCCGTGGTAACACTCGATCCCGTGCCATTCATCAGCGTGTTCGGATCTAGGCACTGATCGGCGGCGGCACTTGGATTCGGCAGAACTGATACCCCGAGTTCTGCTTTGATGGCGGAATTGCCCTGTTCTACATAATTACCATGGGAATAAAAATCTTGAATGGTATGCAGCGCACGTCCGAGGCGCTTTCTTGCCAACGCAGGGTCGCCAGGCAAATTGCTGCCGGCCTTGGGCAAGTTTGCAATGATCTCGGCCTTATCACGAAGGATCGAGGCGGAAGCTGCTGCGAATTGCTCGTTGGTGAAGTGCCATTCCGGATGAAACAGTGCCGCATTCCGCTTGAGAATGTCATCGGTTGTTTCATTACCTTCCTGAATCTGCTCGATGGCCGCCAGGCTCATTACCTGGCTTTTTCCATAAATCAGGGCCTGAATCGTGCCTGCCGACTCCATTGTAATTTGCAGATGTTGTGGAACGCTGAAAGCAAGCGTGGTTGGTGCAACCAACAGCGCACCAACTGCGACGGAGAGGAGGAGCGCCTTTTGATACGAGATACATCTCATATTATAAAATTCCCTTTGAATAATCCTTGATAGGATCCTGGAAGGCGCCCACGCTTTTGCGAGGATCGCCATTCCGGGATCGCTAGTGAATAGCCTTAAAATCTTTCTTAAACCGCGCAGTTCGGCCGAGATGTATTTGCAAGCTCTACTGAATCTAGCGCCCCCCTCATGGAAGTGTGCTCCTAGGAATTTTCTGACCCCATAGGAAAAGCGCGCCTAAGGGTGTCAGATTATTCTGAGCCATCAAAGTCCTGAAACAGAGGGGCGGTATCGCCTTGCAAATCACGGTCAGCCGGTCGTTCGGGACATGGGTAAGCGACCCTCAAGATACGTCAGAGGCGCTGGCCACCTTAGCCATGCGTGCCACCGAGAAGCTGCGCGCTCGCGGATTGACTTCGAGCGCGATTGGCATCTTTGCCGAAACGGATTCGTTCAAGCCCGGCGTACCGCAGCACAACCCATCACGCACCGCCCCACTCGCCTCTGCCACTTCTGATAGCCGCATCGTGCTCACGACGGTACGTCGGCTGATCCAGGGCTTCATGCGCGAGGGCTTCGCCTACAAAAGGCCGGCGTGTGCCTGGATGGATCTGGCCAAGCCTGAAGACCTGCAGGGCGACCTGTTCACTACGGCTCGCATCGGAGACGAGAAGCTGATGAGCGCATTGGACGCTACCAATCGGCGCTTCAGGCGGGGTACGGCCGGGCTCGGTGCAAGCGGGTGGCAGAACTCTCCAGCATGGGCTTCGCGGCAAAAGCTCTTGTCTGGACGCTTCACCACCTCACTGGCAGGTCTTCCCCGCGCCACGTGCTGATCGCGCGCCAGCAAGCCTGACTCAGGCGGCTCGGACTGATTCCATTCCCACGGCAGCCTGCAGCCATGGCCATCCACGAGAGATGGGCGGTCGATGCGCGTGTGCTCGAGCGTATAGGCAAGTGCGGTGGCCGGAACCCCGTTCCAGGCCCCTAATAGGCAAATTTTGGGATGACCATCGGGAGGAGGTAATTTAGGTAACCCGTCCTCACAAATACACATATCCATATATTTATCAAACACTTACATAACAATATCAAAGGTAATTAAAGGGTAATCTAGAGGTAACGGGATTACCTTTTAGGGAGGTAATCAAGCTCCCAAAAAATACCATTTAAATTCAATGACATAACTTTTTTGCGGGAGGACAATTACTTTAAATCACCCCAAAAGGTAATCTATAATTTCCTATTTAAATCAGTTGCTTAGACCCTTTTTCAGGTCTCGGATTACCGATTACCTCGTTCCGATGGTCATTTGCCGAAATGCGCCCGGCGGTCAAGCCGAGGAAAGCAGCCGTACCCACCCGCAAAGCGCCCCAAGCGCGCAGGGATCTGCAGGGAAGAGAGGCCCCCTTGAATCGTACGGATCGGTAACAGCAGCGCGCCCTAGGCCCACCCTGCGGGTGTGCAGCGAAAACCGTGCACGAAGCCCGCAGGCGTGGCGGGGCGACGATTGCGCGCGCCAAGTGAAGCAGGCAGTCGTGCTCGCGTCGACAGTCACCGGCAGGTGCCGCCAATCGATGAACCATAGGCTGAGGGACGATGACCAAAGGCCGCGCGTCCCAAAGACGATAGTTGGGCTCACATGCTAGATGTCGACGATGGTCACACTCGTCGGCGACAACTCTGCTTGTCCGCAATCCCGTTAACACTCATTCGACGGCTGCAGCGTAAGGACTGCGGTGCCGAGGTGACCGCCGTTTGCAAGTCAAGCCGGGGTGCAATACGCTGTTCAGGCTGCGTTTGCAGCCACTAAGGAGAGTGTTTGTGAAGCAGGTATGGATGGCATTGTTCGCGGCGGGAATTGCATTCGGCTCTTGCAACGCGGAAGCGGCCGCAATTCGTTGCGAAACATGTCAGGTAGACGGTGATTTCCGAGCAGAGGCTGTCAGAGCTGGCACAGGGACACACATCGTATATAGCGTTGCATACAACACTGTGCAGCAGTGGTATGTCGGATCAGGCGGCGGCGGAACCATCCCAACCGCAGTGAGGGCTGCAGCAACACCAATAGTGAAGAAGCAGACACCACCGACAGGCGCTGCTCAAGAGGTTTCAAAAGCGCATACGTTGTATGTGATTGCAGGCAATACGATTCGCCCCACCTACAACATGCCGGTCGAGAGCCTCGGCTTGAATCCAGACGCGCGTGAGAAGAGCGCGTACGACTACGTGACCGATGCAAACCTTAGGGCGATGGTTGAGTCGGCAGTGGGTAGCATCACCATCATGGAAAAGGTTACCGGTTCAAATGTTTTGTTAGCCATGACTGATATGCTCCAGCTGGCGAGCAACTACACCGGACTCCGGGATCAGGCTCGTTTAATTTTCAGAATCGTGTTCAAGGATGGCTCCTACGTCAGTGTAATTGTTGATCTGACGCAGCAAAACGGGAAATCTGAACCTGGCAGCGAGAGGACGGCTGCAGGCCAGCTTATTCCGAAACAAGCAAGCGAAATATCTGGAACTTGGACTAACTACGGTGGCGATAATCTAGCCCCGATGGTTGCCCACATCCAGCGCATGGGTGGCACGGTGTCATTTTCTTCAGGCTCCACGTCTGGCGGCACAATCAACAAAATTGTTTGTGTAGCTAAGCGCTGCACCGCTGAAACTGCCAATTATTGATAATAATTTGATGCACGCATATTTCTAGGCCGACCTTCGAGTTCCCTAAAGGTTGCTAAAAGCAAGGAAGATGCGATGAAAAGGCTGCCTTAGAGCAGCCTTTTCTTTTGGGTTACTGTGGGTTCTTGTCCGCTAGCCGCTGACGTGCAACGGTAGCGTAGTGGGCTGTCATCTCAACGCCAGTCCAGTTATAGCCACGTAACTCGGCTGCTACCAGCGTTGTGCCACTGCCAGCGAATGGGTCCAAAATTCGGCCTCCAGATTCACAAATTTTCACCAATTGCAGCATCAGTTCTGTGGGCTTCCCGGTCAGGTGGTGCTTATCCGCCTTGAGCACCGGGGTACGCACTACACCAGGCAACACAGGCGCACGCCGATCCAGCGGCATGTCGCCCTTGCTGCCCCACACGATGTATTCGGCCTGGTTGCGGAAGCGGCCCAACTGCGGCCGCACGCCTTCGGTCTTATCCCAGACCGTAATGCCGCGCCAGGTGAAGCCGGCGATCTGCAGCGCGTCGGTGGTCAGCGGCAACTGCCGCCAGTCGGTAAACAGCAGCACCGGGGCGCCATCCTTGAGCACGCGCGCGCATTCCGACAACCACAGGTGCATCCATTTCAGGTGAGAGCGCTGGTCGCGCTCGTCACCAACGAAGTCAGCGTGTCCGCCATCTCGGCAGTACTTGGTCGACGGCGGCCGAGCACGGGCAGCAGCGGTCAGGCCGCCACTCGCATACGGGGGATCAGTGATCAGCGCGTCGAACGAATTCGCTTCGAGCGTGGGCAGGATGGTCAGGGCGTCGCCCTGCAGGAGCTGGTTTTTCATGGTGAGAGCCTTCTTGGATTCGCTCGCGGCGATCGGAGGTGAGGCTCTCGGCCTTCAGGTGATTGAGCGTGCCGCAGCGCGGGCACTTGATCTGGATTTCGTCGAAGGCGCCGGCCTTGCACAGCAGGCGGGCGCATTCGCCACAACGGAGGTTCTTGAGCATTGCGTGGTCTTGCGGTGGGAAAGAATTACGCGGTCGCTGGCGGCGCGTACTGGGTGAACGAGATCACCTCATCGCCCACCCAGTCGTTGATCTTCAGCATGCGCGCCTGCAGCGGCTCCAGCTCGTTGGCGGCCCACACGGCAGCGGCCTCACGGATCGACCCGAAGCCGCCAGCGTTCTGCGGCACGATGCCCATGAGCTGCGGCGGGATCCGCAGCGCGGCCAGCATGTCGTCGCGAGTGATGCCCTTGATGCCGCTGAACTCATCCTTGGCCGCCACTTCGCTGACCGGGATCAGCTTCAAACCATCCTTGTTGCCGCCTGGCGAGTACAGGAACAGGTTGCGGAAGTTGCCCGGCCCCTTGGCGCCCTTCATGGCGTTGCGCAGCGCATCGACGTCTTCCTGGCTCTGCTGCGGGTCGGTCAAGTACAGGATGAAACCGGCATGCGAGCCGTTGTTGTAGTACTTGCGCCGAAACAGCGTGGCCGATTCGTTGAGCAGCGCGGACTGCATCGCCGGCATCCACTCGGGCAGGCCGTAGAGTTCTTGATCGACATCGGCTTCGCGCAGCTGGAACACGCTGCCCGGCTCGAACACGTGCTCGTCGTGCCAGGTGCGCACCTGGAAGTACTCGCCCTCGGTGATACCGCGCCGCATGTACTTGGACAACGGCGCAGCCAGCGACAGCGCACCACCCATGCGGTTGCGGCGACGCTCAAGGTAGCCATTGCCCAGGGTGATCCAGTCCAGCGACAGCTGCTCGAAGGCCTCACGCGTCAGGAGCCGATGCGGCTTGAAGGTGCGCGCCAGCATGTTGCGCTTGAAGATCAGGCCGGACTGCAGGAACGGATTGCTGCGGGTGGTCTTGGACAGGCCATCCAGCGCCACCGGCGGCTCATACCAGCGCCCGTTCTGCCAGCACTCCAGATAGTCCAGCACGCCGCGCCCATCGAGCACCGGCATCGGATCACCAAAGGTGAACGCCTCGGTGCGTGCAGGCGCGGTCGCGGGCAGCTGGTCGGTCAACATCAAGAGATCTCCATGAAGCCGGAGTTGCGCGCGGTGCGCCCTTCCAGCGGTTCGTTCTGCAGCGCGTGGAACAGTGCCCACGCCAGGTCCGCGTGGCCGGTCTCTTCCGAGCGGCCAGCGGTGAAGGTGGATTGGCGGCCGCTGGCCGTCATCGTCTTGCGTATGGCCATCAACGACTGCGCCACATCGGTCCAGCCGGCGTCGAACTCCAGCCGCCCGTTATGGATCACGTCGAACGCCTTGAGCACCAGGCGCGTTTTGACCTCGGGCGAGTAGCTGAAGGTGACCAGATTCGGGAAGAACTGCTTCACCAGCTGCGCCACGCCGCTGCCCATGCCGGTGGTATCGATGCCGATGTAGGTCACCCAGTACCGGCGCGTGATGCGCTCGATCTCGGCGGCTTGTTTGGCGAAGTCCATGCCCCGGAACTGGATGCGCTCCAGCAGCCGGAACTTGCCGCCGGGCTGCTGCGGTGGCGCCACCACGACCAGGCCGGCGGTGTCGCCCGTCTCTGCCGGGTCGTAGCCGATCCACACCGCGCGATCGCCGTAGGGGCGCGCGGCGAACGGTTTGTAGTCCTGGCCCCACTCGACCCAGCTGTCGACCATGCACGGCTGCAGCATCGCCAGCGGGAAGATGCTGGCACCGTCGTCGACGAACTCGCACATCAACAGGTTGGCGAACGCGTCTGGGCTGTATTCCTCGCGCAGCTCGTCGATGTCGAATAGGTCGCAGCCACGGCGCTGGGCATCGAGGATGTTGACGATCTGCCGCCACGCGCGATCCTGGCAGCGGCGACCGCCGGCCAGCGCATCGTGCGAGACATCGATCTGGATCCGCTGCGCGGCCGGCTTGCCCTTGTTGCGGCGCTCGCCGGTCCAGAACGTGTAGGCCTCGTGGGCCATGCTCGATGGCGTGCTGAAGTAGGTCTTTCGCCACTTCATGTGCATCGCCATACCGCTGGCGACCTTGTTCAACTCGTTGAACCCGTAGGTCCAGAAGAATTCGTCGAAGTAGAAATTGCCGTGGTAACCCTGGGCGGTGCGCGCATTGGTGCCCAGGAAGAACAGCTCGGCGCCGTTCGGGAACACGATGCTGTCGCCGCCGGAGAGCGTCTCGTCGATCGTCTCGCGCACGAACTGCTGCATGTAGCCGCGGAACAGGTGCGCCTGCGCTTTGGAAGCACTGAGGAAGATCTGATTGCGCCCGGTGGTGAGCGCATCGATCAGCGCCTCGCGGGCGAAGTAGAACGTGGCACCGATCTGGCGCGACTTGAGGACGATGCGGGTGCGCTCGTTACCGGCCCGATACCAGTCGCGCTGATAGTCGAAGCAGCCGTCGACGAACGCCGTGGTCAGCTGCTCGATCTGCTCCTCGGTGAAGTCGTTGCGCTTGGGCTTCTTCTTGGGTGCAGCATTGCGATTGGCGACAGCTGGATTCAGGTCGGCTTCGTTGCCGCCGCCCTGGTAGCGCTGGATGCGCGCCTGGCGCTCCAGCTGCCGATGCAGCAGATCAATTTCCTTGAAGTCGCCGCCGGACTTTTCCGGCTTCATGATCAGCACGACCAGGCGCGCTTCCAGTGCACCACCGATGCGCTCAACGTTGTCTGCGCGATCCCACTCGTCACGCGACTTCCAGCTGTGTACAGTCTTCTCGTTCTCGCCGATGGCCTGCGCAATTTCGGTCACGCGCCATCCCATCCAGTACAGGAACTTGGCCTGTCTGCGGGTGTCCATCGGGAGCTGGGTGGCAACGCTTTGCATGCCGACCAGGGTGCGGCCCACCTCTTAATCCGGACAGTTGAACGACGCGTAATCGCCTGATTTACACGGTGATTGCGTTGCTGCGCTATGCGTCGCGTTTGACCATGGGTCATCGCAAACGCACCCAGCGCAGAGGACACCCATGTCGGGTAAGACCAAGAAGTTTCGTTCCAACTGGTTCCGCGTGGCCGTCGAAGGCGCCACCACCGATGGCCGCATGATTCAGCGCAGCTGGATCGACGACATGGCCGCCACCTACAACCGCGAGACCTACAACGCCCGCATCTGGATCGAGCACATGCGCAGCCTGCTGCCGGACTCGCCGTTCCGTGCGTATGGCGATGTCACCGCCGTCAAGGCCGAAGAGGTGGAGATCGACGGCACCAAGCGCCTGGCGCTGTTCGCTCAGATCGAGCCCACCGCCGACCTGATCACCATCAACAAGTCCAAGCAGAAGCTTTACACCAGCATCGAGGTGCAGGAGAAGTTCGCCAATACCGGCAAGGCGTATCTGGTCGGCTTGGCCGTGACCGATTCGCCGGCCAGCCTGGGCACCTCCATGCTCAGCTTCGCCAGCCAGAACCCGGACGCCAACCCACTGGCCGATCGCAAGCAGTCACCGGGCAATCTGTTCACTGTCGCCGAGGAAACCGCGCTGGAATTCAGCGAAGTCAGCGAAGGGCCGGTCGCCAATCTGCTCAGCCGGATCCGCACCGCGCTCAAGAGCGAGGACGCCACCAGTATCACCGCCGAACAGTTCGCCGACCTCGGCCAGGGCGTCGAAGAGATCGCCGAGCACGTGCGCGGCCAGGACGAACGCTTCAACCGCCTGCAGGCCGAACACGCCGAGCAGAAGGCCAAGCACGAGCAGCTGGCAAACGACTTGGCGCAGCTGCGCGAGTCGCTGTCGCAGCAGCCGGACCCGGCACAGCCCGCACGGCCGGTGGTCACCGGCAGCGGCGCGGCCGTGCTGACCGACTGCTGATCCCACACCACACACACGCCGCAGCGCCACACCCTTCGGAGCCACCATGCAAAACGCCACCCGCCTGCAGTTCAACCAGTTCGCCGAGCAGATCGCCAAGCTCAACGGCATCACCTCTGTCTTCCATTCCTTCGCTGTCGATCCGACCGTGCAGCAGAAGCTGGAAACGCGCATGCAGGAATCGAGCGAATTCCTGTCCAAGGTCAACATCATCCCGGTGGACGAATTGTCCGGCCAGAAGGTGGGCATCGGCGTTACTGGCAGCATCGCCAGCCGCACCGATACCGGTGCCGGCAAGACCCGCACTCCGCGCAACATGGCCGCGCTCGACAAGAACGAATACGTCGCCAAGAAGACCGACTTCGACACCGCCATCCCGTATGCGCTGCTCGATACCTGGGCCAAGTTCCCCGACTTCCAAGCGCGACTGCGCGACGCCATCGTCAAGCGTCAGGCCCTGGACCGTCTGCAGATCGGCTTCAACGGCACGCACGCCGCCCCCGACACCGACCGCGCCAAGTTCCCGCTGCTGGAAGACGTCAACATCGGTTGGCTGCAGCAGTACCGCACCAACGCCGCCCAGCGCGTACTGGCGAGCGGCAAGGCTGCCGGCAAGGTGGTCATCGGCGGCGCCACTGCCGGCGCCGACTACGGCAACCTCGACGCACTGGTGTACGACGTCGTGAGCAATCTGCTGGACCCGTGGCACCGCAAGGATCCGAGCCTGGTGGTGGTGCTGGGCCGCGACCTGATGCACGACAAGTATTTCCCGATGGTCAACAAGGATCAGCCGGCCAGCGAGAAAATCGCGACCGACTTGATCTTGAGCCAGCGCCGCGTGGGCGGCCTGCAGGTGGCCGAGGTGCCGTACCTGCCCGACGGCGCGTTGATGGTCACCTCGCTGGCAAACCTGTCGATCTACTACCAAACCGGCGGCCGTCGCCGTTACATCAAGGAAGCGCCGGAACGCGATCGCATCGAGAACTACGAGTCCTCCAACGATGCCTACGTGGTCGAAGACTACGGCCTGGGCTGCGTGGTCGAGCACATCGAGATCGAGGCCTAAGCCATGGCCGACAGTCCCGCCAAGCGCCACCACAGCCGCGTGCTCGCCGAGTTGGAGGCCGCCCAGCGTGCACCGCACCAGCTGATGGCCGGCGCCACCGCCTACGAGCAGCACATGGCGCAGCTGCAGAGCGATCGCCTGCGGCTGAAGCAGATTCAGTCCGACCAGGGTAAGGCAGCGCTCAAGGTGCAGCGGCTGCCAGCCTACGTGCCGTATCTGGCCGGCGTGCTGGCCGGTGGCCAGGGTGCGCAGGATGAAATCGTCACCACGTGCATGGTGTGGCGCATTGATGCCGGCGACTATGCCGGCGCGCTGGAGCTGGGCGCCTATGTGCTCAAGCACCAGCTGCAGATGCCCGACCGCTTCACCCGCACGGTGGGCTGCGTGCTGGCCGAAGAGATCGCCGAAGCAGCATTGTCGGCACAGAAGACTGGCCAGCCGTTCGATGCGGCCGTGCTGGCCGACACCGCCGCCCTGACCGCCGAGCAGGACATGCCCGACGAGGTGCGCGCCAAGCTGCACTTGGCACTGGCCCGTGCGTATCTGGCCGGCATCACCGATGAGACGCCCGTCGACCAGGCGCAGCCGATCACCGCTGCGGCTGTGGCCGACCTGCAGCGCGCTATCGCACTGCACGGCAGCTGCGGCGGCAAGAAGGATCTGGAGCGCGCCGAGCGCCTCTTGAAGAAGTTCAGCGCTGAGCCTGCGGGCACCAGCGCATAACCGAGCGTCCCCGCAACCCTCGCCGGCTCGGGGCCGATCCACAGCACTCCACCGCTGCGGTGACGCCCCGACCACCGGCGATCTCTTCCGAGCCATCCATGAGCGGATTCACTGCCACCGGCACCACGAGCGCCACGCCTGATGCGATCGCCAGTGCGCCGTTCTGGCCGGCGATCGCACCGGCGACTGTGCGCGCGAGCATGCGCCTGGATGGCACCGTCACCGATGCGCGTCTACGCCACGCCATTGTTGCCGCCATGCTGGCGGTCAACGATGAACTGGATGCCTGGGCGCAGACGCAGCAGGCCGCCGGCTGGGCCGCGTTAGCCGATGTACCCAGCACCACCGTCGACGGCGTCTCGCGCCGCGTCCAGCTTTACCTGCGCGCTGTCGCGTGTGCCACGGCGGTCGAGGTGGCAGAGCGTTATCGCAGCTTCGACGCGACCGACAGTGCCAACCAGCGCGCCGATGACCTGTCACAGAGCATCACCGAGCTACGCCGCGACCAGCGCTGGGCCGTGCGCGACCTGCAGAACCTGCCGCGCAGCACGGTGGAGCTCATCTGATGCGCGTGCACGCCATGCAAGGCGACACCGTCGACCTGCTGTGCTGGCGCCACCTGGGCAGCACGGCAGGCCTGGTCGAGCGCACCTACCTCCTGAATCCCGGCCTGGCCGAACTGGGCGCCGTGCTGCCGCATGGCACGCCAGTGAAGTTGCCCGAGGTAACCACCACCACGGCGGCGATGACGCCGCTTGTGCAGCTATGGGACTGATCTGATGACCGAACCCACCTCCGTATCGAGCGGCTTTTTGATCGCCACCGGTGTGGGCCTTGCCTCCGTGCTACCTGGCATCGACGGCGATGCGCTGATCGGCGCCTTCGCCGGCGGCGCGCTGTTCGTGGTGTCCGCCGCCAAGCAACCGCTGTTGGCGCGGCTGATCTATTTCCCGGTGAGCGTGATCGCCGGCTACCAGCTGGCGCCGGAAATCCTGCGCTGGTTGCCGATCAAGTCCAGTGGCGTGGCCGCCTTCGCCAGCGCGGCGTGCGCGATCACCGTCACGCTGGGCCTGATCGAAAAGAGCAAGTCCTTCGACTTTTCCTTCCTACGTCGTGGAGGTCCGCCCAGTGCATAGCCTGGTCACCGTCCTGACGTTGATGGCCTCGCTCGCCATCTGCGTCCGCCTGCTTACCTACCACCGCCCGGTCGATGCGCGCCATCGACGCGGCGCAGGCTGGTGCGCGTGGTTGCTGATCGCCAGCACCGGCGGCCAGGCGCTGCACATCCTGCTAGCCGGCGCCGGCTCGCAAGTCAGTCTTTGGCACCTGGGCACGTTGATCGTGCTGGCGGTGCTCACCTACCGCGCCCAGGGCAATGTGGCGCGCATCCTGAAGGTCGATTGATGTTCACCGATACCCAGCTCGCCTCGATCATGCAGTGCTCGGCGCAACGCGCACAGCGCTGGCACGGCCCACTGCTTACCGCCGCCAACCGCTTCGGCATCACCACCAAGCGCCGCGCCGCGCACTGGCTCGGCCAAGTCGGCCACGAAAGCCTCAGTTTGTCGCGGATGGAAGAAGGGCTGACCTACACCACCAGCGCACGGCTGCTGGAAGTGTTCGGCACACGCATCACGCCCGCGCAAGCGCCCAAGTTCCTGCGCAATCCGGTGGGCCTTGCCAACTTCGTCTACGCCGACTGCCTGGGCAACGGCGACGCCGCCAGCGGCGACGGTCACCGCTACCGGGGCCGTGGTCCGATGCAGCACACCTTCCGGGGCAACTACCGCCGCATCGGCGTGCTGATCGGCTTGCCGGTGGAAGAGCAGCCGGATCTGCTGCTGCAGATTGAGCCGAGCGCACTGGGTGCGGCGGCGTACTGGCACGACAACGGCCTCAACGTGCTGGCCGATGCCGGCGATGTGCTCGGCTTGGGCCGCAAGATCAACTTGGGCAACGTGCGCGCCAAGCGCTTGCCTGAAGGCCACAGCGATCGCGTCACGCGCACGCAGCGCGCCCTGCAGATCCTGGGCGTGAACTGATGGTCACGCGCCTGATCATCCTGCTAACGCTGATTGCAGTGCTCGTCGGTGGCTCCGTGTGGCAGGAGCATCGCGTCAGCGCCGCAGAAACGGCACGCGACCAAGCTCTAGCTGAAAAACATGCAGCCATTGCCGAGCGCGACAGCGAAAAAAATTCAGTCCGAATTGTGACGAAGTTCATTGATCGCGTGCAAATCGTGCGCGAAGTCGGCGCTACCGTCACCCGCGAGATCCCGATCTATGTCACCCAGAAAGCAGACGCTGCTTGCGCTATCCCTGCTGGCTTTGTGCGGCTGCACGACGCCGCCGCCACGGGCCACCCTGCCGGGCCGCCCACCGGAGATCCTGATGCGCCGGCCGCCGGCATTACGCTCTCTGCCATTACCGGCACCGTCGCCGACAACTACACCAGCTGCCACGCCACCGCCGCGCAGCTGAGCGCGCTGCAGGATTGGATCGACCTCCACTTACCGGAGCCGGCGCCGTGATCAAGCCTGCCAGCCTGCGCGCGCATCTGGTCGCAGCCTTGCCGGATCTGGCGCGCGATGCCGACCGGCTGCTGGTATTTATCGACGCCGGCTTGGTCAGCACGTTCCAGCCAGGGCTGTCGTTTGAGTACCAGTACACGCTCAACCTGATCTTGACCGACTACGCCGGCCACCCGGACAGCGTGATGCTGCCGCTGCTGGAATGGGTGCAGGTCAACCAGTCGGAGCTGCTGTCCAATCCGGCGCGCCGTGGCGACATCGCCTTCGAGGCCGACATCCTTGCCAACGATGCGGTGGATCTGTCGATCAAGTTGCCGCTGACCGAACGTGTGGTCGTGACCGCAAAGAATGACGGCGGCTACGACATCACCCACGCACCCGAGCCGGTGATCGATCCCACATGGATGAGTTGACCGCGCTAGAGAACTGGGCCGGGCCGTTGCTGGCTCGCCTGCAGCCCGGTGAACGCCGCACACTGGCCCGGCAGATCGGAACGGAGCTGCGGCGCTCGCAGAGCCAGCGCATCGGCAAGCAGCAAGCGCCAGACGGCTCACCCTACGCACCGCGCAAGCAACAGCTGCGGCAGAAATCAGGGCGCATCAAACGCGCCAAGATGTTCGCCAAGCTGCGGCAGGTCAAGTTCTTCAAGGTGAGTGCAAGCCCCAACGCAGTGAGCGTTGGATTCGTGGGGCGCGTGTCTCGCATTGCCCGGGTGCATCAAGAAGGGCTGGCTGAGCGAGTGCGGCCCGGCGGCCCCAGGGCACGTTATGAAAAACGCGTGCTGCTAGGCCTTTCCGCTGAGGACCGACACATCGTACGCAATCAACTCCTGAATCACTTCGGTGAGTGAAGCAGCCAAGTCAGAAGCATGACAGTCCGTGCGAGATACGCGAGCAAAGATGACCATGCTCACACTAGAAGCGTCGGGTTTTTGACGCAGGAATGGAATGCGGGTAGTTTGCCCTTGGGGAGGCAACGGAGTGCTGCAGCGACCCGGGGCTTTCCCGTCCCCCGAAATCATGGAGTGATTTATGAAGCGTTTCTTTCAAGGCAAGTCAGTAAGGCTGCTCCCCGAACTTCGCTACGCGTGTGCAGCTGTCGCGATATCAGCAGCACTGACAATTGGCTCGCCGGTGCTCGCAAGCCCTGCCACCCCTAGCATGGCAAGCCTGACTACTCAACAAAAGGCAGACCTCAGTAAGATGCTGACGGCTGAACTTCAGCAGGTGGTCAACAAGCAAAAGAGGCTTCCAGGACAGAAAGTACAGCCGATTGCCGTGCGACTTGATAGTCAGACCTCAACTGTGATGATTGAGATGGGCCGCGACTTCATCCCGAAGGGCGACAAGTACATCTCAGGAGATGTGGAAGAACAACTCCATCAACTCGAAGTAGTGGCGTTCCAGATAGTGGGCGATTCCTTTGTCGTCGAAGGCACTACCTTTACATTCGGCGGCGTACCTGGGGACAAATTGTTCGCGCCCACGAAATGGAAGCCCGAACACCTGCGGAATAAAACAACCGTAAGCCCCTCTGCTGATGCGGAGAGTCCAGTGGTTGTGTCTGCGGGACATGGGCGAACCAAGGTAACCGGTGGATGGGGATGGCAGCGACCTGCAATGAACGGCTGGCAAGAGGATGTCGACAACCCAACGCTAGCATCGACACTCGCAGAATTTCTTCGTACACGATCCGACGAAACGATAACATTTCCTCGATCCACATCCGCAACTATCGAAGGGCAGACCAAGCTGCCATGGTGGCAGCTAGCTGCCAAATACCACTTGGCGCGAATTTTACCCAAGGAAACAAACATCTGGAATAGCCCTGATGTAACCTCAGAGAAGGACAAGGATATTCATTCTCGACCAAGATATGCCCGCTATCTAAATGCAAAAGCAATTATAAGTTTGCACACTGATGCATCAGATGACACGACAGTAAGGGGCACCAGAGTTATCTACCAAACTGGCAGCACACCGAGTCAAGAGCTGGCGGCAGCGATATCCTGCTCAATGAAAGAAATCATTAACGCTACCCCGGGGTACGAAACCTGGCGAGTAAACACTCCAACAGGAGGAAACTACGGGGAGAATAGAGAAGCTGTCGAGGTGCCGGCAAACATAATTGAAGTTGGCTTTCACTCAAACCCACAAGATGCCGCAGCCTTTAGAGACACTGCATTCCAAGAAGCAGCCATGAAGGGAATTGAGAAGGGTTACAGAGTCAACAGAGACGGAAAAACCTGCGTCCCTCAGAAAATCACCTCTGTACCCAAAGCAGTCGCAAACTTGAATGGCCCTAAGCTTCAAGTACCGATCACCTTTGTTGGGAATCCGCAATTCCCAGTTAAGCGGGTCCGACAGATCACGAACTGCCCTGCCGGATGGACCTGCCCAGATGATGTATTCACTTATGAACAAGAGCAGACAACTCCATTCAATACGACATGGTGGTGCAACGGTCCTACCGACACCAAGACTCAAGTCGTAGACGTATTGGTGACCTTAGAAGACGCTGACGGTGTTAAGAGCGAGTTCAAAACGAACTTTACCTGCAAAGCAGCTTAATTCCGTAGCCAGGCAACATACATAGATAGATAGTAGTCGCTCAAGGTCCACGCGCGAATAATTAAACTTCGCACGTGGACCTCCTATGGCCTCTTTCACTGCTGTCGATCTTTCAAAACTTCAAGCGCCAGACCTCATCGACGCTCTGGACTTCGAGACGATATTTACCCAGGCGATTGCCCAGTTTCGGAAGCTGCTGCCGGAATTTTCCGCACTCACCGAAGCCGACCCGATCTATAAGCTCCTGCAGCTGTTCGCAGCCCGCGAGTTGCTGATTCGCCAGCGCGCCAACGACAAGGCCCAGCAGACCATGCTGGCCTTCGCGACGGGTACCAACCTCGATCACTTGGGCGCATTGTTTGGCGTCGCGCGCCTGGTGCTCGATCCAGGGCAGCCGGAGAACGGCACCCCACCAACCTACGAGTCGGACGTGGACTTTCGCCGCCGCATCCAGCTGGCGCCGGAGGGCTTCAGTGTTGCCGGCCCCGAGGGCGCGTACATCTACCACGCGCTCAGCGCGGCGGCCGATGTCATGGACGCCAGTGCCACCAGCCCCGCACCCGGGCAAGTGCTGGTCACCGTCCAGTCGCGCACCGGCGATGGCACGGCTCCACAGGCGTTGTTGGACCAGGTCGCTTCGATTCTCACCAACGATGACGTGCGCCCGCTGACCGACAGTGTCACGGTCCAGAGCGCCCAGATCGTCCCGTATGCCATTCGTGGGCGCGTCTACACCTATGCCGGCCCTGACTCGGCAGTGGTCATGCGTGAGGCGCTGCGTAGCCTGCGCGCGTATCTGGATGAAGCGCACCGCATCGGCCGTGATGTCCCGGAGTCAGCGATCAAGGCCAAGCTGTTTGCCGATGGTGTGCAGCGCATCGAACTGGACTCGCCTGCAGCGGACATCCGGATCAGCCGCACGCAGGCCGCCTACTGCACCGCGATCGACATTGTGCACGCCGGCATCGATGAGTAATTCCCCGCTGCCGCCCAACACAACGCCCATGGAGCGCGCCCTGGCCGCCGTTGCGGCGCGCCTGGAAGCGATCCCGTTGCCATATCCAGACCTGTGGAATCCGGACACATGCCCCGCCGGCCATCTGCCTTGGCTGGCCTGGACGCTATCGGTGGACGACTGGAAGGCCGACTGGAGCGATGCGGTCAAGCGCTCGCGCCTGCGCAGCGCCATGGCAATCCAGCGCCGAAAAGGCACCGCCAACAGCGTCCGCATGGTGGTGGCCTCGTTCGGGGGTGCGGTGACCATCCGCGAGTGGTGGCAGCAGCAGCCATACGGCCAGCCGCACACCTTCGAGCTGACGCTCACGCTCAACGGCTCCGATGGCAGAGCTGCGAGCGCCCGGTTCGTCGATGAGGTCATCGCCGAGGTTGAGCGCACCAAACCGGTCCGCTCGCACTTCGGCTTCGTGCAGGGCCTGCAAGCCACCGGCAGCAATTATAGCGGCGCGCGGGCAGCGCTCTGA